TGTTTAGAATTAAAGACACATTGAACTATCAGAATAAAGTTAGTATAGATACTCTTAATGATTACAAATCAAGATACTATAAAAATATAGCTATATACAATCAGTTTGAAAAAGATGTGAAGTTTGAACAAAAGCTACATAAATTCAATAGTGTCTTGTTTACATTATTAGTAATATTTCTTTACTCTCAAATAAAATAAAATGAAATTAAACGAAGCAGGAAAAAGCCTTATCAAATCTTTTGAAGGCTGCAAATTAACAAGTTATAAATGTAGCGCTAACCATGATACAATAGGTTACGGAAACACTTTCTATGAAGATGGTACAAAAGTGAAACCGGGCGATAAAATTACTCAAGAGCGCGCGAATGAATTATTTGAAATCATTGCAAAAGATTTTGCAGATAAAGTAGTTCCATTGGTAAAAAGTCAGGTTAATGAAAATCAATTTGCTGCATTAACCAGTTTTGCTTACAACGCTGGTATCGGTAATCTTATGAAATCTACTTTATTAAAAAAGGTTAATGCAAATCCTTCTGATGAAACAATCAGGGCAGAATTTATGAAGTGGGATAAAGCTGGCGGTAAGCAGTTAGCTGGGTTAACTCGTAGAAGAAAAGCAGAAGCTGATTTATATTTTAAACAATAATATGAATAACTGGTACGTTTATAGGCATATAAGAATTGATAAAAATGAACCTTTCTATATAGGAATAGGTAATAAAAACAATCATGCAAGAGCCTATGAAAACCATTGTTCTAAAAGAAATAAAATATGGAATGATATTGTTTTAAAATCTTCTTATGAAGTTGAGATTTTATTTGATGGATTAACGAAAAGTCAAGCGGCTGAAAAAGAAAGTGAGTTTATATATTTATATGGTAGAATTGATTTAAAAACAGGATCTTTATGTAATATGACTGATGGTGGGGATGGAATTTGGAATTGTATTAGATCAAATGAAACACGTCAAAAATTGAGAGAGCAAAAGCTAGGTGATAAAAACCATAGATTTGGTATAAAACAAACTTATGAAACTCTTGTAAAAAGAGGTGTTTTTGAATCTAAAAAGAAATCAGAAGAAACAAAAAAGAAGCAATCATTAGCAAGTATAAAATCAGGACAAGCTAAAAAAACTGAAATCATAAATTGTGATACTAATGAATCTCTTGGTGTGTATCATTCTATTTCTGAAGCCCTGCGTTCAGTTGGATTGAATCCTGTAAAATATAGTGGCAAAGCTTCTTTAATTGCTAGAGGATTGGGCGGAAGGAAAAAATTAAAGGGATATTCTTTTAAATATTTAGCATAATGGCAAATCAGCATACAGGTCCAACACAGAAAAATAGATTATTAAGAGAGCTTTTATTGGAGTTCCCTAATAGTTCTAAATCTAATTTAGGAAAAATAGCATTTGAAAGGTATCCTCATTTGTTTGATAATCCTGAAGCGGCTAGAATGATGATTAGGCAGATAACTGGTGCTAACGGCGAAACACATAGAAAACATACAAAAAACGTAATGGAACACAACCCACAACTACCTCCTTCAAATTGCAAGGAAAGAGAATTTCAGATACTACCCAAAGAGTGTAATAATATTCTTTGGCTTTCTGATGTTCATATCCCTAACCAAGACAATGAAGCCATTGAATTAGCCGTTAAATATGGCAAAGAGCATAATATAAACTGCATTGTATTAGGAGGTGACATATTGGATAACACTCCGTTTACAAGCCATGATGCGCCACCGCCGGGCCTAGATGATGTTAGAACATGGTTTCAATATGCCAAACAATTTATAGAATATCTAAAATATCAATTCCCTAAAGCCAAGTTCTATTGGATTGAAGGTAATCATGACGCGTGGATTAAGCGCTATCTAATGAAGAAGGCTCCAATATTATTCAGTGATGAGTATTACCACCTTCCACAAAGAATGAAGCTTGATGAGTTGGGTGTAAAGTTCTTTGCGGAGCATGTAGTTTTAATGGCTGGTAAGTTACAAATGCATCACGGCCATACAATGATTCGTGGAGTATTTGCTCCCGTAAACGCAGCCAGAGGTTTATTCCTTCGTGTTAAATCAAATGCTATCATAGGTCATGTGCATACCACTAGCCATCACGTTGAGAAAACATTGAAAGGAGAAACCATTGGTACATGGTCGGTTGGTTGTCTTTGTACGCTGGCTCCGGATTATGATCCACATGGAACAAAACACAATTTAGGATTTGCTCATATTTTAGTAGAAAAGAACGGAGATTTTAAGGTAAATAATATAGCTATTCATGAAGGACGTATCATCTAAAGTGGACCACCCAGCACATTACAATGCCGGAAAGATAGAGTGTATAGACGCAATTGAGGAAGCAGTGAAGGGCTTGGAAGGGGATGAAGCGTTTGCCACTGGCAATGCTATAAAGTACTTATGGAGGTGGAAACGTAAGGGTGGTAAAGAAGATTTAAAAAAGGCGGTTTGGTATATTGAAAGATTAATCAACAATCCAAATAAATGAAATTCCCTATAGATGATAAGTTCAAGCCCTTTGTAAACTCTCTCAAAAGGCAATGCAGAGAGTATAAGATAGAGCTGGTCTTATCACCTAGCAAAAAGGTTGTTGTTACCGGTGATTTTGAAACTGAATGTGGGGGTTACTTTGACGGAGATGATAAACTTCTAGTGGTTGCGTGTGGTAAGCCATTTGCCATGTGGTCCGAAATATTAGTACACGAATCCTCTCACATGGATCAATGGAAATCAGATGAAAGATGGGATAAATGGGGTATATCATGCAGCAATATGTGGGCATGGCTATCGGGAGATAAGATAATGAACAAGAGCCAAGTGTCAAAAATGCTTGATGATATGATAGAGCTGGAGAAGGATTGTGAGATGAGAGCGGTGGAAAAAATAAAGAAGTGGGGGCTACCAATAAATATTCCATTGTATACCCAGAAAGCCAACATCTACCTTTATAGCTATGGCTTAATGGATAAGCTAAAAAAGTTCCCTACCGATATTTACAGAGATACAAAGCTGATAGAAATGGCTCCAACTATCTTTCAAAAGAACTACAAAAGGGTGCCAGAAAAGATAGCCAAGCACATGATTGAATTTTATTCCAAAAAATAATTTTTTAATTTAATTAACTCGGTTAACTTTGGAAAAAAAACACATGAAACTAAGATTTATTTGCGCTCAACCAACTTCCCTTTATTACGCGTGGCAAGTAGAAGTTATGATAAATAACTTTATTGAAATGGGTATCAACCCTAACATGATAGATATTGTTTGTTGGAAGATAAATGATGTTATTCCGGAGGAGTGGACCAAGCTGGCTGCCAATTATCCTGCAAGGTTCTTTTTTTATTCTGATACTAGACAAACTAGGCACTACATATCTTCAATACGTCCTAATATCTTAAAGCAGCACTTTGAACAAAATAAAAGCATAGAGCAAGAAGCGGTTCTTTATCATGATTGCGATATAGCTTTTACCAAAAAGATAAACTGGGAGCAGTTTCTTGAAGATGACAAGTGGTATGGATCTGATTGTCGCTGGTACATAGCCCATAGCTACATATTAGGCAAAGGCCAAGACGTAATGGATAAGATGTGTGAAATAGTAGATATACCAGAAACATTGGTAAAAGACAATGAACTTAACTCAATCGGAGCGCAATATTTAATGAAAGGCGTCAATGCGCGGTTTTGGGCGGACGTTGAAAAGGACTGCGAAAGACTATTCCATGAGGTAACGCAACTCAATAATGAAAAGAAGCAAGCAGATCCAAGTCATCATGAATTACAGATATGGTGTGCAGATATGTGGGCGGTGCTATGGAACGGCTGGAAGCGTGGAGCAGAAACAATTTGCCATCCAGAATTAGAGTTTTCATGGGGTACAAGTACAGAGGCAGATTGGGATAGGTTAAATATATTCCACAATGCCGGTGTTACTACATCTGCCGGTGGGTTGTTTTACAAAGCAGAATACATGAATCAGTTGCCTTATGGTGCAACATTGAATATAAACGAGGGAACGGCCAGCAAGAAATACTGGGATATTATACAAGAAACCGCTAAAAAATCAGTTTTATTATGACAACAAAAGTAGTAGAGTCGGAAAATCCACTTGAACATTGGAACGACATCCAGAATGTAGAAGGCAAAGTGGTGTTGGATTTAGGGTGCGGTTGGTTGTTCCAGCCATTTGAATCAACTCCGCAATATTTCATAAATAGAGGGGCTAAAAAAATAATTGGTGTAGACGCATCATGCGGAGAGATTGAGAAACTAAATGCAACCTTCCCTGAACATACTTTTATTTGTAAAACCATTTCTAATTTTGATGATTTGCTTGGCTTGATTACGGATCATAAGCCACAATTAATTAAAATGGATATAGAAGGCCATGAGCAACACATGAAGCATATTACTGCTGAACAATTTGAATCAGTGGAGGAGATAGCGGTTGAATACCACAATCCTACATGCAAAGAAATACTAGAAAAAAAATTAACTGAATTAGGTTTTGAGATATTTGCAACTAATCAATTTGGTTGGTTCTGTACGGATATTGAGCAAATGGGCATAATGCACGCAAAAAGATAATATGATCATAAATAAAGCAACATACGGAGGTCAAGATTGTACTCAATTAATTAAGGATAAAGTAGTATCAGATAAGCTTGTAGTAAGAGCTAATAATGATATTATAGGCGATCCGGCCGTTGGGGAGGTAAAGTATTTAGAGCTGGATATAGACGGCAATTTATTTAGTGTAAGGGAAGGTGGGGTATTTGTATATCCCAAGTCTAAAAGTAAAAAATTAGGCATATTCTATTCCAATAACAACAACAAAAAGATATGGCCTTCAATATACAAGTCATTAAATACAATTAAGCAAGCCAGTAATGGAGTTGCGGACATTGTTACTTGTATGTGGGAGCCTATGCCGGAAAACCCTTTCTATCAAGTTAGAAGCTGGTACCAATCCCAATCCCATCTTAATCAGTTGCTCCAAATTATGCAGTGCCTTTACGCTGCACAAGAAACCGGTGAATATGATTACGTTTCTTTTTTAGAGCATGACGTAATGTATCCAGAAGGATACTTTGATTTCCCTGAATTTGAGAGAGGGAGCGTTCTTACCAATATGAACTATGGCGGTCTTTGTATTAATGGTTGGCAAGAAAGAGGCCAAGATGATGAGCCATTTCACCAAATGACTATGAGATTTGAAGATGCCATTGAGCATTGCTTGTCAATTTTGCCTAATGCTCTAAAAACGAACAGCGGTATGATTGAAAATCAAACAATAAGGCGAATCCAATGGAACTGCCAAAATCAAGCTATTCATATCAATCATGGCGTACATTTTACCAGCCATAACTCAATATATCGCAAAGATAATTTATCTTTAACTCATAATTACTGGGGCGAATTGTCTAGTTATACCAATTTATTTGTATGAACAAGTTAAAAGAAATATTCCTATCGTACGCAGCTTCTATGAATCCAACAGAAGAACAAAGCCAGCTTGCGCAAGAAAGACTCTTAACTTGTTTTGATTGTGAGCATTGGGTTCAGGGTGCAGTACGGGACTATTGTGAAGTATGTGGCTGCACAACAAGTAAAAAAGTTTTCTCACCAAAAGGGGCAGACGCTTGTCCAAAAGGCAAATGGCAAAACTGATGAAAACGTACCGCATATTCTTCGACAAGGACGGCACTAAAATGACTAAGTTAGTTTATGCCGTTTCAATGTCTGATGTGCTACAAAAATACAAAGACTTAAAGATACTATCTGTTGTCCAGATAGATCTTCCTCCTCCCGAAGATGAAGAGGATTAATTCCTTTATTGCAAATGTTATTATGATTGTGCCATAAAGTAGCAGAAATACTGGTACTCCAATCAAAAAGAAAAATAATACTTTGAAAATCATGATAAGGTGGTTCATGGTTTTTGTTTTAGGTTATTTGGTTTGTATTGAATTTATTTTAGACTGCATTTCAGCCATTTTAATTTCCATGTTATTCTTTTGCTCTATCATGGCAGCTATAACCACTACTAATGCGCCTATAATCCATAACAAGACAATAATAATTAGTGTTCTCATATAATAAATTTGTTATATCGTAAAGCTATTACTTTACTAAAAGTAGTAGTATTACTACCTTTATTTGTTTGTTTCTATTATATCGTAATAAAATGAATTGGTATCTTCTGCAACCCACCTATCCGATTGGTTTTCTACGGAAGGAAGTTCAGTGTCTACCTTAAACTGCTTTAAATCATCTGGTAGGGGCTTGG